GCAACAAGAATACAGTTTGATGAATGGTTACCAGACCAACCTTCTATGACATCATTAAGAGATGCACGAAATGTGTATCCTACTTCTGTAGGCTATGCACCATTTGCTAATGCTGTAGACTTCTCACAATCTGCATCATCTAACTTAAACTCTGTGTTTGGTGCTAAATACGGTGATGAGGTTGTTATCTTTGCTGGCAGTAACGACAAGATATTTAAGCTAGATGCTACAGACTTATCATTAGATGATAAATCAAAAGCTAGTGGTTATACTGGAAACACATGGCATTTCTGTCAGTTTGGTAAAAAAGTAATTTGTGCTAACAACCAAGATAAATTGCAGTCATGGACTATCGGTACATCATCATTGTTTGCTGACCTAGATAGTAATGCACCTGTGGCTAAATATGTGACCGTAGTACGAGACTTTGTAGTAACTGCTAATTTAGATGCAGGTACAAATACTAACAAAGTACAATGGTCAGACATCAACGATGAAACCACATGGACATCTGGTAGTACATCACAAGCAGATTATCAGGTGATTCCTGATGGTGGTGACATCACTGGTATTACAGGTGGTGAGATAGGTCTTATCTTCCTAGAGCGTTCTATTGTTCGTATGTCTTATGCTGGTTCACCATTATTCTTTCAGTTCGATACCATCTCTAGAGGATTAGGCTGCCTAGAAGGTAACTCTATTGCACAGTATGGAGCAACATCATTCTTTCTCTCTGCTGACGGTTTCTATAAATGTGATGGTCAAACAGTGACAGGTATTGGTACAGAGAAGGTAGACAGATACTTCTTTAACGATGCTGACTTAACTGATTTAGATAGTATATCTGCTGCTGTAGACCCTATTAAGAAACTCGTGGTATGGAACTATGCTAATGTGGACGGTAGCCGTAGTATTTTAATTTACAACTGGCAACTAAATAAATGGTCTAGAGCAACTACGGTAGCAACAGGTGTAGGTGGTATTGCAACCACAGGTGAAACATTAGAATCATTAGAATTGTCATTAGGTTATGGCACATTAGAAGCAATTCCTGCATCACTAGATGACCGACTATGGGTGGGTGGTAAGTTCCTATTTGCAGGATTTAAAGACGATAAGATTGTGACCTTTACAGGTTCTGAATATAACTCACAACTCATTACACCAGATATTGAATTAGGATATAACTCTGTTGTGACATTAGTAAGACCACAGATAGATAATGGCTCTGCCAATATTAAAGTAGCTTCTCGTAAAGAGTTATCTGACAACAGTGTGTTTGGTGTTAATACAGTCACCACAACAGATGGTAGAGCTAATGTACGCAGTGCAGGTCGTTATCATAGGTTCTTGGTACAGCCTACAGGCAACTGGACAGATGCAGTATCTATCGATGTTGATGTTAGACCACAAGGTAATCGATAATGGCAAACCAGTTTCGTAGACTACAACCACAATATGCAGACACTCGTGAAATTGCAGAGGTTACTAACAGTATCTTAAATGGCAAACTAAACTGCACAGGTAATATCATTTTAAATACATCAGGCACTACAACGACTTTGTATAATGAAAGAATTGGTTATGATTCAGTCATTATTCTAGTACCTAGAAGTTCAAATGCAGCAGGTGAGACTGACCACACATATGTCTCTAGCAAGGCTATTGGTAGCTGTGTAATCACACACAGGAATCATGGACACTCTGATTGTGAGTGGGACTATGTTATAATAGGGTAGTGTATATCTAGGATTTCTATCATGGAAAAGAACCTATTTGTAGTACCTACCAACCATATTCACCAATTCTGGAATTTAGCAGAACCACTCTTGCAAAAAGCAATAGATGTCAGTTTTGGTGAATTTACTATAGACCAACTAAAACAATTCGTAGCACAAGGACAGTCAGACTTACTTCTTGTGTTAGATGATGACAAAAAATGTCACTGTGCATTTACAGTGCAATGGATAAACTACCCTAATGACAGAGTAGCTTACATTACTTATATTGGTGGTGTCACTAATAAGAAATGTTGGGAACAATTCTGTACATGGGTAAGAAACAATGGTGGAACAAAGATACAAGGTTCTACCAAACTGGATGGTATCGTCAGATTATGGCGGATCAAATGGGGTATGCAACCTAAATATACACTAATGGAGTTAAAATTATGACCTTTTTAAAAATCTTTAAAACCTTCTTTGGATTAAATCCAGATGCGTTTACCTTTTATGGTGGCGGTGGTGGAGGTGGTTCTTCTAAACAAACCACACAGCAACAGCTAGACCCTACAGTTCGTCCATTCGTAGAATATGGTTTACAAGAAGCAAAGCAGTTATATCAAACAGATACTCCATCTTACTATCCATACCAAACATATGTAGACCCAAGTCAACAAACACAACAGGCTCTACAAGCAGCACAATCAAGAGCAATAGCAGGTTCTCCATTAGTACCAGCAGCACAACAACAACAGTTGGCTACCATACAAGGTCAAAATTTAGGTCTCAATCCATACTTTGCTAACGCACTACAAGGTGCAGCAGGGGTTGCTACTACACAGTTCCAAGATGCTCTAAAAGACATTGCATCTCAAGCATCACAAGCTGGTCGTTATGGTTCTGGTGCTATGGCTAATTTACAGGACAGAGCATCTACCAATCTAGCTAAAGAACTTACATCTAGAGCTGGAGAACTAGCTTACCAAAACTATGCGGCTGAAAGAGCAGCACAAGAAAGAGCTATTCAACAAGCACCTGCATTAGCACAAGCAGATTACCAAGACATTCAACAGTTACTCAATGTAGGTCAAACAGCAGAAGATTACCAAAGACAAGCACTAGAGTCAGATATTGCTAGATTTGAGTTTGAGGAAAACAAACCTTACACTAAACTACAATCTTACTTATCTGCTGCATACGGTGCTCCTATGGGTCAGGTTACCCAAACTCAATCATCAGGAGGAGGTAAGTAATGGCTATATTCGGTGCATTAGCTCCAATTCTTATTCCAGCAGCTATAGGTGCAGTTACTTCTGCAGCTTTTGGTCGTGACCCAATAAAAGGTGCTGTATTTGGTGGTGCAACAGGAGGTTTGTTAAATGCAGCAGGAGGAGCTGGAGGTTTATTTGATTTAGGTTCAGGAGTAGCCTCTACTGCAGGTACAGGAGCAGCTTCTTCAGCAGGGACAGCATTTGGTGCATCTCAAGCTCCAACAGCTTTAGCATCAGGAGTTGGTAGTGGTGCTACTAGTGGAGTTGCAAACGCATTTGGTAGTACAACAGGTAATGCTATACCTAACTACGACATGGGTATGCAAGGAGTTACTGCTAATTATGGTGGATTTACTGCCCCAATGGACACATCACAAATCCTTGCAAGTAAGATTCAGCCAATTAGAAATTCTGCTGGAGAAATTATTGGTCCTGATATGTCAAGAACACAACAGTTTATAGATACTACTCCAAGTCCTGTAGATGCTAAATTTGGTACTGTAGACCCTAACACATTAGATTACACTCAAGGACAAAGAGTACAAGATAAATTTGGTTATTCAGATGGTGTGGCAAACAAAGCTAATCTTGAAATTGGACCAGACATGAGTCAGGTCACAAAACCAGATGTAAGAGATTTATCTAAAGCTGGTGGTTATGAAAAACCATTATATGAAAGAGCATATGATAGTATTATTGGTGCAGTTAAAAAAGACCCATTAGGAACTTTAGGGACTGGTGCTTTAGTTGCAACATCATTAAATCCTAGAAGACCAACGCCTCAAGTATCTGGAGGCGGAGGAAGTATTACTAAAGGCACTCCACCGCAAGATGTAGGACAAATATTAAAAGTAAGAAGACCAACTCGATTCGCATAAGGAAAAAAACATGGCAAATGGAATTTACGATATAGATATTAATAAACTTTTAGGTATCAATCCCACACTACCTCAAGGTTTGTTACAAAATGACCAAAATCTAGCTACAGATGCGTTTTCTAAACAGATATTTGGTGGTCTTGAGGGATTGACACAAGCTCAACAAAATTATGCTGGAACTCCAGAGACTATATTAAGAACCTTGTTAGGAATGAAAACTGGAAGACAGGCTGCTTATGATGCTGCTACTAAACGATACCAAACAAGACAAGATATATTAAAAGACCAGTTAGGTATTAAAAAGCTAACAGGTGAAGTAGAAATGCAACCATATCAAAAAAGAAAATTAATGGTTGAGACTGGAGATGCTGAAAATAAATTTTACGAAAGTAGTATAAGAGCAAAATCTATTAAAACAAGATTAAGGCAGCTAGAAGAACAAGGAAGATATGCAGAACTAGATAGATATGCTCAAAATCCAGACGAATTTATTAAGATGGAAGCTGCTGCAGATATTAAAAATAAAGTATTTGATGATGACACTATATCTGCCGCTATGTCTATTGGTTTAAATCCAAATAATAGAGACTTATGGCGTGAACAAGATTGGGCAAATTTAGATGTATTGTTACAAGCACCAAATGCAGAAGAAGCTAATAAACTTAATTTAGAAAATAGAAAGGCTCATGCTGCAGACAGAAGCAATATACCATTAAATCAAGTTAAAGATAGAAATACTTTAGCTAAAGAAATGAGAATGGGTGGCAGAAATGTTACATTAACTAAACAACAAGATAATGGTGAGATTCAGCAGTCATCTAACGAGCCTGTTGATTTAGAGTTTTATAGCCCTACATTTGAAGAATTACAAAAAGGTAAAATTAATGCAGGCACAGACCCTAGATTTCCAGAAGGTGTAATATTTGGCTCTGATGGATTAAATTATACTCAAACTCAATGGGACGGCATGGGCAAGGCTTGGCAATTAGCAAGAAGAAAAGGCTTAAGAACAGATAAACAGCAAGATTTAGAACAAAAAACATTTGATAA